TCTTCAAACTCCAGTGCCCTAAGTGTGACGAGCAGAACAGCTTTGCTAGTTTTATTCCGCCTGAGTATCTAAGAGAGAGTGAGCACTGATGACCGACTACCAGCCCACCAAAGAAGAGATAGCACTATTTAAACAGCTTGTAGATGAGAACAGATACGACTTCTGTAAGCTCGTCTATATCCTTTTCCCCTTTGGTCAGAAGGGGCATGCACTTGAGCATAAGAAGCCTTACGACTGGCAGATGGAAGAGTGGGCTAAGCTGTCAAAGCACCTATCCGACCCCTCGACCAGATATAAAGGTTATCACCTCATTGTATCCTCTGGAAACGGGGCTGCTAAGACATCCTTCGGAGCCATGACGTATTTCATGGTCATGTACACTCAGAAGACCAGAGCTAGGATCACAGCCAATACTCAGCCGCAAATGAAGTCAGTAGTTTGGCCTGAGTATGACGTTTGGTTCAGACACGCCAGATACAGTGAGTATTTCTTTGAGAAATTAGGCGAGTCGATCAAAGCCAAAGACTTAAACATGGCAGAGACATGGAGGCTCGATGCAGTCACATGGAACGAGGCAACACCTGCCAGCATCTCAGGACTCCACAATGCCGGTGGTGCGATAGTTTACATATTTGAGGAAGCCCCAGGTATTCCCGCGATAATATGGACCTACGCCTCCGGTGCGATGACAGACGTTGATACCATAAAGATATGGATGGCTTTCGGGAACTCAGATGACCCTGAGAGTAAATTTGAGCAGAACATGCAGTCATCTCTCTGGAACTCTCGCAGGATCGACACCAGAACGATGAAGCATGTCGACCCTGACCAGATAGCCAGATGGCTTGAGGAGTGCGGCGGTAACGAGGACCACGATGACTTCAGGGTGCGAGTGCGAGGGGAGCCAAGGAAGACAGCCAAGGACTCCATCATATCTCAGGAGCACGTCATTGCGGCTCTTGAGAGGGCTGTTAAGTTCGACGTGGCATCAGTCGGGATGCTGCCCCTAAAACTCATGTGTGACCCTGCTTGGACAGGCGGGGATGAGACTGTCATTTGGTACATGCAAGGTCACTACGCAAGGCTGCTTGAGCGGTACAGGCTCGACAAGACTCGCGGTGAGGATCACATGCTCACTTACAACAAGCTTTCACAGTGGGAGCGAGACTTGGGCGCTGACGTGGTGTTCATAGATCAAGGTGAGGGGACTGCAATCAAGACACTTGCCAATAACCAGGGGAAATACCACTGGGAGTTAATCTCATTTGCAGGTTCACCCAATGACCAGCCGGAGTTTAAAGACTCACAGTATGCGAATATCCGTGCGCAGATGTATTATGAGACAGACAGGTGGCTTCGCGAGGGCGGGATTTTAGACGCCAGAGATGTGACATGGAAAGAAGATATCAAGAAGCAGCTTTGTTGGACCAAAGGTGGGAGACATAAAGTCAATGGTAAGAAGCTAGCCGAAGCTAAGGTAGATATCAAATCAAGAGTCGGATCTTCACCTGATATTTCCGATGGACTGGTCTTAGGTTTTGCTAGACAGGTGCTTGAGCGGTTGCCGGAGAATGATAACTACGCAAACTCTGGGGATAAAAAAGTAGGAACCGGAGCTTATCAAATGCCTGAACACACCGCAGACTACAACGAGGACCTGTACGAGCGTCACTTATACGATTGACTTCTTGGATTCTTATGTAAACCATTGAAGTAATATGCAAATTAGACTTATGACCACATCCCTTGGAGAGTCCTATGGCAGAAAAAAAGGATGATGGGCCACCAAAGCCAAACTTCATTCGCATGGGCAACAACGGCACCGGCGGCGTCGGCGGGTTCTTTGATGATCTAGCGAAAAACCCAATTGATACTGCGATTAATGCAGGGTTGAATTATATTACTGCTGGTCTGGTTGGTTACGAGGATGGAAAAATTAAAGCAGGTGTGCTTACTCGTGCGGTAGATGAAGGTATTGGAGAAGTGACCGGGCGAAATCAAGGCCGAAAAAGAAACATGGAAGCAGCTGACGCCGTAGCAGCTGATGGGGTTGCAAGAGCTCAACAACTCGCTGATGAGCAGAAAAGAAAGCAAAGGCTGGATGTAGAAGCGTCGGTTAACGCTGGCCTTCTTACCCAATCACAATCATCTCAATCGAGAAATCAAATACTAAGTTCTGCAGAATCATCAATGACGAAAGACTTTTTGGGACTATGATGGAATATTCAAAAAGCGAATGTGAATACCTACGGATGCAGACCAAAGAACGCTTTGATAAAGTCAAAGAGGCTTGGATTAGCTGCGGTAGGTGGGCGCTACCTCACAGGACTAAGGTCCTGCTTGCTCAAGATCCCGGCCAGAGAAACAATCAGCATATCGTAGATTCAACTCATATTTTAGCCTTGCGTTCATACGTTGCAGGTTTTCTTGAAGGTAATACTTCAGCATCTAGACCATGGTATCGCATTGCTCACGCCGACCCTGATATCAACCGAGCGACTGCCAATCGAGAATGGCTTGATAAATTTACTCGGAGAACTCTCGTTACACTTACAAATTCAAATTTCTATCATTCTGCTGGTCAGTTTTATTATGACTTTGGGACATTCAACACAGGCGCTCATTATATCGATGAGCTCCCGAATGGTTTGCATTTTCACAATCTGACACCAGGGAGTTACTACTGTTTAAATAACAATCTGGGCGTTGCTGACATTTTAGTTAGAGAGTTTTCTCTGACAGTCAAAGCCTTGGTGGACACTTACGCCAAGAAGAAAAACGGAAAATGGGACTGGTCTAACTTTAGTGCTCGTGTGCGCAAGCTCTATGAGGACGGCAACTACGCGCAAAAGATCGATGTAGTTCATGTGGTTAAACCAAATGAGAAGTACGACATTGACCAGCCTTCCGCACTTCTGAATAAGAAATGGATCTCTCTCAGCTATGAGGTCGGTAGCACTAACAATTACACAGCGGGAGCTGAGTTAGGTTTAAGTACACCAAACCCTAAAGAAGCTAATGTTTTTTTGAAGATATCTGCTTCTAAAAGAAAGCCTTTTATTGTTGGCAAGTCTGAGTCCTCAGAGAACTTTGAATATGGGGAAAAAGGACCAACACTCGACTCTTTGGGTTTGATTAAGTCTTTGAATAAAAAAGCGATAGGTAAGGACTTAGCTCTTGACCAGATGCTTAAGCCCGCACTTCAGGGTCCTGCCAGCTTAAAGAAGTCTTACATTTCTTCAGCTCCAAATTCTTATGTTCCATTAGACGCTCAATCAATCAGCCAGGGTGGACTTAAACCGATATTTCAGGTCAACCCTGCGATCGCGGCATTGAACCAAGACGTGAGCGACATTCGCAATCAGGTCGAGAAGCTCTACTATGCTGACTATCTTTTGTATCTGACTCGTAACCCAAAGACCCGTACTGCTACCGAAACTAATGCGGTGATTCAAGAGCAGCAGTTAATCATTGGGCCTAACTTACAAAGCTTAAATTGGACCTACAATAATCCAGTTGTTGAGTTTGTTATGGACTACGTTCTCGACGAAGACCCGTATCTTGAGCCGGCACCTGACCAACTTCAGGGTCAGTTTCTGCGAACTGAGTTCATCTCGGTCTTTGCTCAAGCCCAAAAAGCTGCTGATTTACCCGTCATTGACAGGTTTGTTCAGATGGTTTCAAATGTTGGACAATTACAACCTCAGATTTTTGATAAGGTAAATTGGGACAGGCTAGCTGATCTTTATGAAGATCGATTATTTTTGCCCGCTGGACTTAATAATCCCCAATCAAAAGTCGATGCGTTGCGGGAGCAGGCAGCAATGCAGGCTCAAAGAGATAAGATGATGCAAGAGACAGTTCCGGCACTTTCCGGGGCAATGAAGAATCTAGCGTCTGCCAAAGGTTAAATAAACTTTTAAACGAAAGGGTTTAAAATGAAAAAAATTGTGTTGTTCTTGTCCCTGATTTTCGCCGGTGTTTGTGCTGTTGCTGGTTTTCGTGGTTTTCAAAGTACCACTAGCTTAGGGCTCTTTAGTTCAATTAAGTGTGGCTCTGGCCTCACCTGTACGAGAGTAGGAAATGACTTCAGTATGATATCTTCACCTGTATTAGCCGGTAACGTAACTTTGACTGCAGCAAACGGCGCTGACATCAAGTTCATCTTGAACGCTGATAATTCAGACGACAGCGGCGATGAGTGGACGATGATGGCTGCCGCTTCAGGTAACGCTCTGTCTTTCTCTAATGACACTTCAGGTTCAGTTGTTCAAAAATTTGCTATCTCTACGGCGGGTGTTCTGACTCTTTCTGACAGTGAGACAATTACCAACGCTTCTGATGCGATCAGCCTTGGTTTTGACGATGCTGCTGCAAACGTAAACGTAGTAGCTTTTGAAGCAACAAACAGCAATATCACCCTGAAGGCCGATGAGTCTGACGACAACGGTGATGACTGGATGTTGTCCTCTGTAGCTTCAAGTAATGTTTTTACTATTTCAAATGATACAACAGGTTCTCAAGTCGCTAAACTTACTATGGCTGCTTCAGATGGTGACATCACTTTAACTGGTGGTATCACTGGTGACGGTGGAGACACTGTAAGTGGTTTCTTACAGAAACAGACAGCATCGACTACTGTTGCAATTACTGCAACTCAGTGCGGTGAGACTTTTGTTTCTAATAGCGCCGATGTAATGCAGCTACCTGAAGCTTCCACAGTACTTGGTTGCCGTCTGACTTTCATCTCTGGCACAGCCGATGATTTCGATATCAATCCTGCAGACGGTACAGACCAAATCTTACCAATCACTGCATCAGGTGGAACAATTTCACCTTCGGCGGGTGACGCAATTCGAATAACCGATCCAGGTTCATCTGTTACTCTTGAAGCCATCGGCGCTAATGCTTGGGCGGCTCGTGCTCATAACGGCGTTATTACCGACGTGAACTAAACTATGCTCTATAATTCCACGCAGCAGACGAATATAGATATTAGAGAGCAAGCTGAACACCAGCGGGTTCTCTTAGCTATTCAAGCTGTGTTGGCGACCAAAACAGGAAAAGAGTTTATCAAGTATCTTTTCAAAAGTTTTGAGGTGGGTGAGCTACCACCTGTCGGTACTTCGGGAGAGTTTCTGCACGGGCACTTAGGTTTTCTAAGGGCCGGTAATTCGATTTTTAAAATCGTATCTGAAGCTAATCCCGATCAAGCCGGTCTAATTTTAGCTCAAATAGAAAAGGAACGACATGCTGACATTGAAACCACTTAAATTTGAAGAAGCTGTAGCACCTGAAGGTAAACCGGCAGGGCCACCGAGTGACCCCGTAGCCTCTGCTGTAGATGAATTTGGCTATACTAAAGATGGTCCTGAA